CATCGGATTGTAGCGCATATCAACGCGCCCTGTGTTCTTGTCCACCACCTGGCTTTTCTTGAGTGCAGCCTGCGCCTGCTCCATGTACATCGGAACTTCCTCAGGAGGCACGTTTCCAACGTCGATGTAGAAGACCCTGCGATCAGGAGATCTCACCACGCGATAGACGAGCATCGCGTCCTCAGCGAGCACGAGCTGACGCCAGACGCGCCTCGCGCCTTCAAGCACTGAGGATCCGTAAGGCAGGAAGGCATCGTTCCCTAAGAGCCTGAAATGGGTGACCTGCCAGTTCTCTAGCGGTGTGTTACCCTGCGTGATCCAGCGGTATCTCACCGCCATCGGGTCTTTCGGATCGTAGTTTTCTTCCCGCTCAATCTCATTGATAGGAATGGGAATGACGTTCAGCACACCGTTGCCTGGGTGAACGTCGTTAAAAAGGCAAAAATCGCCGTACTTACAATTTTGTGAATAGATGCCGCTATTTATCTTTACTGACCCGTCGACATCACGAGTTAGAACAGCGAAATTGTGGCGATCGTGCTCACCCTGCGGTCCGAGAACCTCCATGCAATAGACGTCAGACGTCTCTTTGAGGCGCTCCACTCTGACTACCTTGTGATTCATGTAGTGAGAGGTTAAATGATTCTCACGCATATTCGGGACGATTCCGATCAGTCTCTCTGACTTCTTACGTGCTCGTTTAAACCACGGTGTGCATGAGATCTCTGGGATCCGCTCCTCAATGAGGCTGTAGTACGATTTGACTCCTGCCTTCCCAAGAAGGGACTTAAGAGTCGCTGCAGATCCAACAGATCGGGTGAGATCTCGTCCGTACAACGGGTTAATTGACGTAAAATAAGACATGAAAGTCTCGTCATCGACGAGGTGTCTCCCAGTCTTGTTGAGTGAGATGAACTTGCCCACTCGCATGAGGACTTCGATCAGAAGATCGACGCACTTCTCGTCGAAATTGATCGTGATCTTCTCAAGAATCTCATGCCGCTTTGTTTCCCAGGTTCGCCTCATTGTCGCAGCACGATTGACATTGTCGACAGCTTGCTGCGAAGAGGCGTTGTAGTCAGACCACGAGGTCCTCATAAGCCCCGCTGCTTGAAGTCGCTTGAGCTGCTCACCTGCAAACTTTCTGTGATCACTTGACCGAAGCCACTTATCGATTCCTGCCATTCGCTTGGCAGCAACGTCAGGACGTTGGAGGATCTTAGATGCAGCCATATGAAGGTCTGTATGATCTTTTCTCGTCATCTTCCTAAGGTTGTCTGGTGTATTGTCACGTTTGTTAAAGTTCACGTGGTGAACAACGTGCCACAATGCAGGACTAGGAACTGCGCTAGCAGACACAAGACGATGAGTAAACTCATACTCCTCAGTGGGTGGATTGTAGACAATCTCGTACCCAGAAAGGCGGTGCTTTTTCGTCGAAACTTCTCTGTAGAAGGGCATCAATGCGACACCGTCTAAGAGATCTTCGGCTTTCTTCCTGCTACCGTCCCTCAGAACCCACTCATGATCTGGAGTGCAGTCGACGTAAGAGCCATCATCCAGCCAGATCCTCACGAGAGAGGTGTCCTTGCGTGTGAGATCACACCAAGAGACCCTGCCTGGAACTGTCTGGTTTGTCCCGTCCTGAACGGCGTAGACCCACGGCTGCCAGTCAGGCTCGCTCTTCATTCTCTGAGCGAGCTCAGCGATAGTCAGATGAGACCCATCAAGCAGGGGGATGACTGTGTCCTTGTGGACAGGCAGGTTTCTGACCCACGCTGTCAAGTTGAAGTTCACATTTAGCGTGTCAAAGAAAAGCTCTCCTAAGAGCCTTTCAACATCCTTGTTCTCTGAGTAGATCGACAGGATCTGGCCGTCTATTCCTGGCGATGCAACCTCTTCAGAGTAGATGTCAAGAGCACTGTTGATCTCTGGATAGTAGTCCATCTCGGCAAAGTCGCTGTATCTTGCGAGCCTGTCGTACGTTCCGTACGCGCTCATTGCACTGCTGTACACAGAGCTATGATTCTTGCGGAACATCTCGTACGCAGAGAGCGTCTGGCCTGGACCAGTCTGCGTCTTGAAGTCCTTCACTGTTCGCTTGATTACAGGACCGCTTCTAAAAAGCTTGCCTAACCTTGCAAAAAGATTTGGATTGGGATCCTTGGCCATTTTTTATCTCCGTGTGCCTATTGTAGGCAGCTACTTGAACAGCCAGGTTAGGTCTTGTGGAACCTTTCCTGATTTAAGATCTCCCACCATGCGCATATCGCCTCTGGGATTGATTCCGTACTGTGCCGATGTGTAAATGTTAGGTGTTTGACCGGGTAGAAGGCCTACCGTGGTCGCTGTTGTCCGCTTCATAGAGCTGAACATCACTGCATTGAGGCTTACAGCATTTTTGCTGTACTCGGAGTTGGCGTCGTACAGCCATGCGCCAATTGCGAGTGACATGACAAGGTCATCGTTATGACCCTTCATCGCCTCTGCTTTGGAGTTGTTCGACCAGACAAATGTCTTTAGCTCCTGGTAGAAGCGTGTCGAGTATGAGACCAACTGACGATTCCTGATCAGCTCCTCGAGCTTGGTCAGGATGATTGATCTAGTCTTGCCTGTTGTAGCAAAACCCGCGTGTGCAAGATCAAGAGACTGTGCGTAGTCACCAATCAGCGCGGTCTTAGCGCCCTGGGTGTAGATTCTTGGATAGTTCAAGTCTTTAAGGCGAAGCAGGCATGCGTAGCCGTAAGAGTTGTTCTCCGGGCACACAAGGGCTTTATTGTACTTGAGCCCCCACTCACTAATCAGTTCTGCGAGTCTGTCAGGAGGAAGCTTGCCTCTGTACTCGGCAACAACCTCACTTGTCATGCAGTCAATGATGTGAAATGTTGAAAAGTCTGTGGAGTCGCCTCGAGCAACGTCGCCAGACAGGATGTACTTGTGCTCAGTAAGAGGAATCTTCCACGTCCAAACATTCATGTCTGGACCACCCCTCATGATCGGTGGCCTTGACATCCCATTGACCCATGAGATGTCTGCGTCTGTTAGGAAAGTGTCACCAGACGCAGCAAAGTCACACAAGAACTCCTGCGCGATTTGTCGATCTGAGTAGTTCTTGGACTCTATATCAAACCAGGTCTGGTCGTGCTCAGGATGCACTGTCCATGGCAGCTTGACAGGATTGAACTGGTTGATCCCAGACTCTGCATCTGCGTACAACTTGTAGAACTGACCGCCAACACCATTCGGTGTAGAGAGAATAATTGCTTGACCGCCTGTTGTCAAGGTCGGTCCAATTCCTGTCCAGATCTCGTCAAAGTTCCTGACGAATGCTGCCTCATCAATGATCAGAAGAGTCAGTGACTCAGATCGACCCGCATCATCGGAGGTAGGGATTGCCTTGATGGAGGATCCGTTGCTGAACTCAACCTGCTGCTTGTTGTTCACTGTTATCTGTGGGAGGATCAACCACGCAGGCATGTTGTTCAGGATGGTCTTAACCTTCCTGATGAAGCCCTGAGCGACCTGCAGCTTGGTCGCAATGATGAGGATGTTCTTCTCTTTCTGATAGAGTGCCATCCAGACTGCATAAGCTGCTGTGACTGTAGACAAGCCAAGCTGTCTTGACTTCACAACGATATTGAATCGATTCTTCCTGAAGTGGTCAACGCAGTCATCCTGGAACGGGTAAGTCCTGAAAGGGAGCAGGCCTCGTTGTGGATGCTGAATCTTGCAGTACGTGTTGAAGAAGTAGACGGGATCACGTCCGCACCTAATGATCTCCTCAACCTGCTTCTTCTTGGGAACTACAGCTGGGCTGACTCCCATTTACGCAATCTCATATGTCACAGTGTATCTGAGACGGGTTGGGCGTATTGGGCTCAAGAAGTTGTAAGACAGCGCCTCAAGATCAGAAGATTCATTCTTCATCTTCAACTTGATCTTGTGACCTGCTGCTGCTGCGAACTCTTTCTCGATCCTGGCAGCATACATCTTGACGCTTTTGACCGCAAGATCTAGAACAGGCTCAACCTGCCGCATCTTGTCTTGATCCTTGGCGATATTCACAATGTCTTGGTAGGTGACGACAAGCGTCTCACCTGCAAGATGTGCTCTAATTGCCATGACTCCGGCATGCGATGACTGCTTGCCGTATGTCGTATCGATGAGATTGCCAAGAACGTTGACGTCTGTGAAGCTAAGCATACACTAGGTATTACTGGGCGGCTGTCTTCCATGTCTTGCTTCTTCGACACTTGGTCGCCAACCAGTCAACCACTTCTCTCGCTCGACTTCAGCAAAATTAACAGCGCACTCATCGCAGCTGCCATGAATCCTGAACTGGTCGGGGTCGTGTGGGCTGGACATTGATCTGCGACAAACTGGACAAAAAAGTGGAATCATGCTACGACTCTTGACGTCCCATTAACACGATCGATCTCAATCACTTGATCAACCGCATCTTTGACTGCATCGACGTGCGAGATGACAAGGATGAATCGGTAGATTCGCTTAAGTGATTTGATCATATTGATGCACGATGTGAGCTGACTTCCATCTAGTGATCCAAAGCCTTCGTCGATCACAATGAAATCAGGCTTAGGAAGTGAAGTGATCTGTGTCAGAGCGACACGAATTGCAAGTGAAGCAATCATCTTCTCCATTCCAGACCCGAGCTCGATAATTCTTCTGCTGTCGCCGTAGTCGATGTAGATCTCAAGTGAGTTCGTCTCAGCGTCAATCTCAAGCTGAACATCGAAAGACACGACGCCACTGAGTATTTCAGCAATTTCGGCATTGATTGCAGGCAGAAGCTTATCGAGGATCTGGCTTGGAAGACCCTTTTTGGAGTAGGAGTTCAGAAGAGTCTCGTAGATTTTCCACTTTCCTCGAAGCTCCTTGTACTCAACCTGCCCAGCAATGAGTGAACTTGTCGCTGCCTGACTCTTTGAAAGCTGCGACTGCTTATTGCCCCTGTCGAGTCCAAGTGCATCAATAGCAGAATTTGATTGATCGAGATCTGCTTTCAGCTTTTGAATCTCAACTGACCCTTCCTCTTGTGACTTTTTGATCGCAGTCTCATGATCCTTGGTCGCATCTTCCCATGCGGACTTGCACTGCTGGATTGCAGACGCTGATGATGCGAGATCATCACGTGTCGTCTTAAGTGAGGATCGAAAGTCAGACTCTCTTGCGAGCGCTGTGGTGTAGCTGCTGATCTTCTCCTCGAGGGCGAGACCTGCAATCAGACGAAGGGCATCTTGGCTGCTCTTGAGTGCACTTTCTGCATCACTCACAACTGTTTCGATCTTCGGAACTTTTTCACGATCTTCAAATGAACGCTTGATGAACTTGCACGTCGGGAATGAGTCGCCGCATGGAATCTGGGTAAGAACAGCAACGTTTCCAGAGGCTGCTAATAGCTCTGACTTGCTGATCTTGAGCGAAGTTGCTAGATCTGTGATCTTCTTCTCGAGCTCACGTTGGGTCTTAAGCTGAGATCGAAGCCCTTCGATATCAACTGCTGACTTCAGACTTTCAATTGCACTGACCTTTTTGTCAAGAGCATCTATTCTTTCTTGAAGTGATCCAGATCTAGTGACTTCATCATCATGAGACTGCTTTCTCTTTGCCACGATAGCAGCAAGCCGATCAACGTCAACCTCTGTGACAATGCTTGTTCCCGAGTTGCAGTGAACAATCTTCTCCTGGATTGATGATCTCTCCTTGTGAAGATCTGCGACTCGCGTGTTTATCGCCTCAATCTCGGAGGAGATCTTGACTGCATCTGCTTTGGACTCGTTGATAAGCGCATCCCAGTCCCTATCGGGCATAGCCTTCAGGCGAACCTTGATAGCATTCGCATCAGGCTTGATTGCCTCTAGAACTCTATCAAAGACGTCAAGGTCAAGAAATCTTCCGAGATAGGTCTTTCGAGATGTTGCGCCTTCATCAATGAATCGATTCATTGTGCCTTGTGCAGACAAGGCAGTCATGAAGAAGTCTTCAGCAGTTCCAATTGTCCGCCGAATTACTTTCTCCGTGTCTGATCGCTGCTCACCCGACGCGTTGTCGTTGCTGTCTGTGAGCGTGAGAGTAGTAGGCGCCCAAACACGACCATTCTTCTCGTGCTTGATAGTCGATATCCGCTCAATCTCAATGTCCCGATCACTGACTGCAATAGACATCTTTGCGCGACATCCCTGCTGACCTGTTCGAATCAGATGAATGTTCTTCATCGAACCTCGATCTGTGGTGTTGAACATGCAGTACACCATCGCACCAATGATGGAAGACTTTCCAATTCTGTTTGGACCAAAGATTCCAGTCACTCCTCGCATGTTAGAGAAGTCAATGGAGTTATCACTAGCATAGGTGAAAACGTTATCAAACGAAAGAGATTTGATAGACCAGGTAACACCCCGGGCGTCGTCTACTTTTGATCCTGCATCACCCAGGGCCTTACAGATGATATCCTTGGCAGAGTCCCACTCTTCAGGGGTGTGATAGTCTTTCACAACCTCCTTAATGAGCTTGATGTGTGTTTCATGTGAGTGAAGATCCTCACTGATCACATCAGACACTAAAATTGCAGTGTCTCTCTTGTCTCTCTTGACAATAAACTCTCGGATATCAAAGAGAAGCTTCAGCTCAGAGTGCACTTGGCGCTCGTCTTGCGGAGTGCACGAAGTGTCACAGCTCATTCTGATCCTGCACCCACGAACAAGATTGCAGGTCTGCAGTGTGGTTGCCACGTCAGTATTCCACTTGATCGTGATGTAGGGATCAGGAGTTCTGACCTCTTCAAACCAGACACGATGCCCTTCACTCTGGATGTCCCAGACCAGAAAGCCTTTCGGCAGAGGCTCACCAAAGTTCTG